GCTGCTGTGGCTGCTGGTGGCATCTCGATGGATGCTGCGATGACTCTGGTGCTTGTGGCCTTCCCGACCATCTCCCCAGAGCAGGCCAAAAGAATTTTGCTTGGTGCGGGTGAGGCACCAGACGAGGCATCCCCTTCCACTGTCCCGCCCACAGACCCGCCATCCGAGGAAGACGACGAAGAGCCAGAAGAAGAGCCAGAAGAAGAGCCAGAAGAGATGCAGCTTCGGGCAGTAGGCGACGAAGACCCGACAAATTTTCCGGCAGAAGGGGATGACGAGAAGGTCAGTCTTAGGAATTCCCAGTGGAAAGTGTTTGATCCGGCATTCGCTGAAAAGATCAAAAAAGAATACCCCTCTATCTGGCGCAAAGGTGGCAACACAAGAGGCAACCCACAATATATCAAGCTGAAACCAATCGCTGCCAAAGGTGGCAAGGTGGACGGCAGAGCAGAAGAGGCAGCTGTACGGCTACGAGAGGCTTGGGGGTCCAGGCACTACGACAACAAACGAATCAATGGTGTAGTGGCACAGATCAAGTGGTTGGTGGTAGGTACCCTTGGCGAATCTGGAATGAAGTCTTTGATTCGAGAGGCTATGAAAAAGGTCGACGAAGAAAAGCAATACAAGGGTCTGTCTTCCATCCTTGGTGATGGCGAAATCAGCAAAGACGTACACGATGCTGTGTGGCGTACATTCGTAGACGACAAACAAGCCCCTCTAGAACGTGCTCTGCAAGTCGCCATGAGACGATATCTCAAAGGGTACGCTGCCAGGATTGCCGCCAAACTGCCAAGTGTGATAGGCAAGAAAGCTGTTGGTGGTGGTGTGGTAATGAAGGCCACCACCGAAGATTGGATTTTGGATCTACTAGACAAAGCTGCCGAAGAAAAGAGGCTTACAGACGCTCTGTCTCCAGTGGTAGAGTCATCAATGGAAGATGTTTTCAAAGCTGCAATGAAAGACATGCCTGCCGATTTTCGCGTGGGTGTGGACAGAGAGTGGATAGCCTTTGCTACACGGAGCCAAATTGGTGAGCTAATCACAAACATCGACGATGAGACCCAAAGAGTGGTACAAGAACAGATTGCTAGGGGTTTGGAAGATGGCCTGTCTGTGAATCAGATCCAAGCTGCTGTAATGAGTAGCCGTGCATTCTCGGCTTCTAGGTCTCTGAAAATAGCAAGGACTGAAAGCACAAAATCCGTGAATGCTGCAGGTATACAGGCTTGGGAGTCTGCTGAGACTGGTGATGCCACCGTGGAATTCGTGTGGCTGTCTAGTCGGGATGGCAACGTACGCGATAGCCATCAAAAGCTGAATGGAAAAGTGCGAGGTCCAGACGGAAAATGGCGAATTGGCAGCGACAGTGCGGAATTCCCTGGTGGGTTTTCGTCTGCTGCGAACACAATCAATTGCAGGTGTACATATCTGCCCAGGATCAAATGATGAAAAAGAATGTATATCGTATGGTGCAAACCAAAGCCTCCACAAAGGGAAGCACAACGACAGTAATCGCCAGTACACCGGGTAGTGATCGGTATGACGATGTTGTGGCACCCAGCTGGAACCTAGAAAGGTACAAATCAAATCCAATCGTAGTGTGGGGCCACGACTATACACAACTGCCAGTGGGCAAGACAATGAGTCTGGACATGGACGGAGACAATCTGGTGGCACAGATCAAGTGGGACGACAACCCATCCAACCCAATGGGGCAAACAATCGCTAGACAATTCCGAGAGGGTTTTTTGTCCGCAGTGAGTGTTGGGTTTGCGCCAGGGAAGTCTACGCCTAGAAAGAGCCTGCCAAAAGACCACACTGCATACGCACAAAAAGGTATGTACTTCGAAGGCAACGAGCTATTAGAAATTAGTGCAGTGCCGATACCAGCCAATTCTGAGGCATTAGCACTGCGCAGTCTTGGCATCCCAACGACGCACAAACACCTAATTAATGTCGTAGAAGACGAGGAATCAATTACAATCACCTTCGGAAAGTCTGATCAGTGGGTGGGTATGACGTCGATGGATAGTGATTCTGAGGACGCCGAAGAGGTGGAAGAAGCATTTGGCGAAGAAGAAGAAGAAGACGACGAATATAGTGCATTTGGCGAAGAAGACGACGAAGAAGAAGAAGACGAAGAATCAAAATCCATAGACTCTAAGGTACGCAGGTCTATTATCAGACTTGCAGCCAATGACGCTGTTATACAAAATCTTTTGTTTAATGACAATCAACCCGAAACGCCGACAGGCGATACTAAATCAATCAAATCCCTATTCGGCATCGAATAGCTAACAGGAGACATATCAATGTCTGATACACTACACGATAAGCTGGATCTCAGCACCCCAGAACGCGCCCAAAAGGCTTTGCACGATTTGCATGCCGAACAAAAGCGCCTGAAGGCTGCAAACCGGGATCTGAACGAAAACATCGATAAGAAGGCATCTGCGCTGAAGGAAATCCGCCAACGCATGTCTGAGCTAGAAGTCGCCAAGAATTCTAGTCGGTCTATGGGTTCTAATTCATCTCTGAATAAGTACGTGCGCCAAGATGGCTCTCTGCGGACTCGCGGTGAGACTAGCCCCACTATGTCCTACCAACCTGGCCTGCTCGACGACACACCAGTGTGCGACTGGCAGAAGGACCTACAAAACGCTGTGGATGATCTGAATATGGTCAAGGGTATGACCAAATCAGGTCGTGCGCCAAAGTCCCAAGCACGCGTAGAAGAGATTATGTCCAAGGCACCAGGCGATGTGCAACGCATTTTTGCTGATGTTGCTGGTTCTGGTGGGCAGTGGATTCCCGACGTATTGTTGCCTCGCCTAGAGCGAGATCTAGTAATGAATCGTCGTGTGGCTTCCTTGTTCCAGACGATTCCAATGCAGAACAAGAATGAGATCCTACCATTCCTGTCTACTGGATTCCGTCCATACATCAAGGCTGCTGCTTCTGGAGATGATCCAGCCCAGTACACGTCTAGTAGTATGACAACAGCACAGCGTACAATCACTGCTACTGGGTTTGCAGTACGCGCCCAGGTCGACGAAGACGCTGCCGAAGATTCGATCGTGAATGCCCTACCACTAATTCGCGCTGAGCTAGTAGCAGCTTTGGTCGACGGAGAAGAGGACGCAATCATCAACGGTTGTACTGGCACACACGGCGATACAGCTTTGGCTTCTTGGAACGCACGTTCCAGGTGGGGTTCTGCTGGGCTGGGTGGGTCATCGGACCATAGACGTGCTTGGATGGGTCTCCGTCATCGTGCGCTTAGTGGTAGCTATGCCAACAACAACACAGACCGGTCTGCTACTTTCACAGTAGATCATCTGATTGCTGACCTTGCAAAGCTGGATTCTCCACATGGTGTGGCTGGTGATTGTGTTATCCTCTGTAGCCCAGAGGTATATCTCACTGATCTCCTGCCAATGGATGATGTGCTGACCATGGACAAATTCGGGCCAACTGCCCCAATCGTCAATGGACAGCTTGCACAGGTGATCGGACTGCCAATCGTGATGAGCGAATTCTTGACGTCTGATCTTCAGACTTCTGGAAAATTCACAACCACTGGTGGTGCTACTTCTAGCATGCTGATTGTCAATACTGCTCGCTACAAGATTGGATCACTTCGTGGTTCTGGTGTAGAAGTCGCGAAGGATATCACCCGTGGTGTACACGAGATGGTGAGCACCGTACGCGAGACCTTCTACACTCTCGACGAAGACTCCAAGAAGAATCTCCACCTCGCATTCAACATGGCTACTTGATAGTCATTTTCATTCACAAGGATAAATTATTATGTCTACTCCCGATCTAGTATCAACCTCTTTCAGCGCAGTAGCCCTGGAAGCCGATGACGTATTCTACATGTGTCATGGCCAACAGGGCGAGTGGTCTCTAAAAGGGATCACTATCGTGTCATCCGCTGCTGTCAGTGGGTCTTCTAACAAATTCACTCTAGCTTGTGTGCAGACTTCTGGTGGGGCTACCGTGGCGACGACCTACGACAGCGAAACTACTGCTGTAGTGGCTGGTGTCGCTGCCTCGCTGACTATGTCTGCAGCTGGTACAGCACTAGAATTTGGTCCAACAGATTCTGTGACACTGACCTATGACGAAACGGGCACAGTATCGCAGGACCTGCAAATCGTGTGTATGTGGCAAAAGGCTAGGGTCTGATGCTGCTGCGATTCCTAGGCGGTGATCTTGGGAGTCCTTATCGTGGTTCGCGTGCTGGGGTCGAAAAGCCCTGGCACGTGGACCAGGATCGGGAAGTACCAGAGGAAACCGCAGAATACCTGCTTTCTTGCTTTCCTGGGTGTTTCGAGGTAGTTAAGCCAAAGGTAGAGACTACAGCGGAAGAGAAGCCCAAGAAAAGCCGTGCAATCAAATCACCTGCCAAAAAACGGGCAACAACGAAGAAGGCAAAGAAATGAAAAAGTCTGTATCAGTCACAGCACTTCGTAGCGGGCAATTTCCAGCTGGGTGCCACTGGGTGCCTGGCGAAAAGCGACTACTCGATATCTCCGTAGACACGCTGCCAGAATGGCTGTCTCCAGAAGAAGAGAAGCCAAAGGCCAAATCCAAAGCCAAAAAGGGCGAAGAATAAGAATGGCTCTAATTACCGCTAGCGAGGCGAGAGGGTTTATACCTGGTCTGACAGGCACCGGGGAGGACACGCTAATTGCTTTGTTCATATCTCGGTTTGATTCGCTAGCGGCTTCCTATTGTGGGTTCCCGGTCAACAATACTGGTACCCATTCTATGGAGTCCAAACAATATATAGAATTCCTGGACGGCCCTGGTGGTAGAGAATTAAGACTGCCAGTGCGACCGATCATAAGCGTTGCATCGTTGATCGATGATCCAGATCTAGAATACGACGACAGCACAGAGATTATACCAGATTCTCAGTATACCAGATACGACAGAGAAGGTTTGATTATACTGAAAGACGACGCCGAAAAAAGCCCATTCTCCAGTGCAAAGAGAGCCATTAGGATAGACTATACGGCAGGTTATTCCACAGTGCCAGAAGGAATCAAACACGCTTGTGGTATACAAGTGGCTAATTGGTTCTCTTCTAGGAATTCTATCGGCAAAACAAAAGTATCCCAGGGCGGAGGTTCTGCGGACATGCAGGGGTTTTCTTTGCTGGATTCTGTGAAAGAGTCTCTACAGCCCTATCGCCTTGCTACTTCTTGGGTGGGATAGTGGGCGAAAAAAGAATAACAGACCTGGCAAAAGCCCTGAGGGAAGCGTCAGCCTCTGGCATTATTAGTGCCCTACACGCGATCACAAAAAAATTCGCGGCACAGGCAGAGTACTACGCAAAGGGATTTGCTACCACAAAGCTAAACGTTCGCACTGGTCGACTGCGCTCTAGCTTGTCTGGCAGGCCCCTGTTGATCAACCGTCGTACATTTGCGATTGAGCTTTCATCGAACGTAGAATACGCAGCTTCTCACGAATTTGGTGCGACGATTACACCCAAAAGGTCCAAATTCCTGGCTATACCCGTCAAAGACGAGCTGAAAACGAAATCAGGAGTGGACAGGTATCCTTCTCCCAGGCTGGTCCCAGGTCTAACCTATGCACAGTCTATGAAGGGACAGCCTCTATTGGTGAATCAAATGACTGGCGATGTGTGGTATGTGCTGCGCAAGCGGGTAGTAATCCCAGAAAGACCATTCATGCGACCTGCGATTAGACGAGCGCGCAAGAACATTTCTCCTGCTCTTAGCAAGGCCCTTGGTGGTACGGTGGTATTGTAATGAGTAGCACAGAACAAAGCATACTCTCTAGAGTCAAAACAGACTTGGTGGCCATAGATGGTAGTGGGTCCTACAACTACGATTTTTCTGGGGCAGACCAGGTCTCCCTAGCACTAGCAATCGATCCGCTTAGGGTTCCTGGTGTGTATATCTCTCCTCTCACAACGTCCACTAGCCAGAATGCTGGCAGAACGCCAATGAACAGGTATGACAGAGAAATGGTGCTGCAGATAGACGTTTTTGTACCTACGACGTCCTCGGCACCTGGTACCGCGATCTTGGCTGCTCTGGATGCGCAGAGCGACATCATGCGTGCTATCGAGAACGATCGTAGCTTGGGTGGTCTAGTGCACGATGTGGCCATTGATGCATCAGCGTACGATGGTGCTGAATTGGATAGACCGAGGATGGGTGTTTCTACGCTTCGTCTAAAGATTAATTACTCAGAAATCGCAGGTTCTTGATATGGCATGGCTCAACGAAGATTGGTTGTACCGAACACCCCTGACTTTTGCGAATCACGGTGGTGCCGCAGAGGTGGAAGGACAGATCACTATACCCACAGCAATGGGGAAATTCTGGACCAATATTACCGATACGTTCAATGATGTACGGATTACTGCAGCTGATGGTACAACCCTTCTAGATTGGGCTTTTGATGGATCAAAATCGAAAGCCAACCGCACAGCAACCATCCAAATCGACCAGACAAACCACAACCTGTCGAATCTATATGGCAATAGTGCTGCGTCTGCGTCTGTCGGTGCCTTTTTGTACTGGGGCAATTACACCACAAACCTGGCCAGTGGAGTCAACGCAAATATCCAGATCACGACGACACCAAAAGTCGTACACGTGGATCTATCAGACCCAGGCAGCTCTGCGACCAATTTTCGTCTGAAATGCTACATGGCCTCGCCTGATCAAGTATATCCCACCCACCGCATCAGGAAGCAAGCAGCAGACGACGTACGGATATATTGGGATTTGTCAGACTGCGTGATGAAGCTCAACAGAAGAAATCAGCAGTCTGTTCGAAACGAAGAAATTGCATACGTCAAGGCAATCATATACGACCAGGATGGCAACGACACCACCTCTGCTATGACTGTTCTGAATTCGATAACTATCGCTGACGACTACGTGGTGCAGATGCCTATCAAGGCTGGCGACCACGAAAAAAGATATATAATTATAATGACTTTTGGCCTTGTAGACGAGGCTGGAGGCATGCGAGTCTTAGACCAACGTGCTACGTTATTAGTAAATAACTTGGCTCTCCACACAGCTTAATCACAGAGGGTATATATAATGGCTACTTCTTCCTATTTTGGACGCAATTCATTCGTAGGTGTTGGTCCTGAAACATCAGCCTACGGCACTGCAGCTGCTGAGGCAGCTCTAACCAGGCCAATCATTTCGTGCAGCATGCTGCGGCAGGTGGAAAAGGTGGAGCGGTCCAATCTCACTGTTGGTGGTGTAGCTGGTCTTCGAAAAGGCCACTATATCGTATCAGACAAAGTCACTGGTAGCCTGAGTATCGAAGCCACCTACGATAATGTAGGGTATTTCATTAAGGAATGCCTTGGTTCTGCATCAACAGACACCAGTGGTACACCAGAAGTCCACACGTACTCGATGGGAGATGTGCCAGTCCAGGGTACAACGCTGTTTTTGCAACGTGGTACAGGCGACAACTACGAGCGATTCGAGGGTACGGTATTCAATACTCTCACGATGTCTTGTGCTGCTGGCGAAGTGATGACCATGGATTTCGACATGCTAGCGGAGACTTCTAGTAGCTCTGCAGGCAATGCGCGACACGATGGCCCATCCCTGGCTTTTGCTTCTCCTACCAACGAGAATCTAGTACTGCACCATCATGCTGGCAACCTGTCGTGGTCTGGTCTCAGCGTAAATCTGATCGATTTCGAGTACAAGCTAGAGAATGGCTTGGCTGAGCGTATGCGTCTTGGCTCTTTGCTCACAAAGCAGCCAGTGCAATCAGATTATCGCAGTGCTACTATCACAGTCACTTTCGAGACAGACGACGCTGCATATCAAAAATTCATCGCAGACACAGCTGCCGACCTGTCCGTGACTTTCAATAATGGTGGCAGCACTGGTACCACTGCAGAGCGAGAAATCAAATTCGAGCTGAACAACGCATTTGTTGATACCTACTCGGACGAGATTAGCGAAACGGGTCTAATCACTGCATCCGTGACTTTCAAAGCCCAGTCTGATGGTGATTCTGCATTGGCTCTAGGAACGCTAATCACTGTCAAGAACGTGAATTCCACGGCAGTACATTCTGGATAATCAAACAACCCAAGTCATATTAGGAGGACATAATGGGTGGTATTCTAAACGCGATAGAACAAAGTGCTACATCGGTAGTAGAAGCTGGCGAGATGAATTGGAGGGTGCGAAAAATTAGCAGTGGCGACCTTGCCAGGGTCGGCCATGCGGCTCTAGCTGTGGCCCAGGGTCTAGAACAGCCAAAAGAGAGTGCAGAAGATACAGAAGGAGCAAGCGCAGAATTTATCAAACAAGTAGCTAGTGCACCGGTCAAACAATTAGAGACCATGGCTAAGCTAAAGGATGCAGTGGTGGCTGCTGGCTTGCTTGCTGTCGGAGACCCAGAGACCGGAGAATGGGAAGAAGTAAGAGCAGTATTGGACGTCGATGCCGGTGATGCCAAGAGTGGTCGATTGTGGGTGGGAGCAATCCCCAGCGACATCGGTGATACCCTTTTTGCAGAGATTATGTCGCTTTCGACAGATGGAGGAAAAGCTTTGGAACGGCTGCGGTCCTTTCGAGGAACAACCGGAAACACTGCTAGTGCTGGACCAAGTCGCAAAAAGGTACGGAAAGCTGCCAAGTGAGATACTGGAATTGCCAGTTTGGGATTTGTCTCTTTGTCTGGCCTGTATCGGGCAAGCCGATGCCACTGCTGCCCAGCTAATGAAGAGATTGAATAATGACGGGATGCCGGTGTTCCCGGTGGTAGTGATGAGAGATTAGCAACGTAGGTGGCCCATGTCCGAACAAGTAATAACGTCCTTTCTGATTAAACTACAGGACGACGTCAGCAAGAACCTAGAAGCCACAGCAAGATCCGCAGATGCACTAGAAAAAGGATTCGAAGACCTACGCAAAGAACAGAAGAAGGGTGGCAAGGAAGACAAAAAGAGAGAAGTATCACTGGCCTCCGTGGGTGCTGCCCTAGGTGCCACAGCTGCTGTAGCCGCAGTATTCACAGCTGCCATGGCTGGTATGGGTGGAGCTGCTATATCTACGTCTTCCAACCTAGAAGCTTTCGAGACTAGGCTTGGGGGGATGCTTGGTGGACTAGACCAGGGAAAGGCCAGAGTAGCAGAGCTATTCGAGCTAAGCGCCAAAACACCATTTAGTATCAACGGTCTGGTGGAAGCTGAAGCCACATTGGAGGCATTCGGAGTCAATGCTACCCGCGTTCGCGGTGGTGTAATGGATCTGGCTGGCGCTATGGGGATGGACCTCAACGATGCGGCTACTGCTGTTGGAAAAGCTCTGGCCGGTGGTGCTGGAGCGGCTGAGGTGCTGAGGGACAAGGGAGTACTAGCGGCAGTAGAAATCCAGGCTGGTATGTCTACAGCAGAAATGACCACGGAGCAATTCAGAGAGGCTTTGATTGGCACCCTGGAAACCAACGAGCGCATTGCCGGTGGTACAGAGCGGATGTCTCAAACATTCACGGGCATGATGAGTACATTAGGAGACCAGTGGACTGTGTTTTCTAAGCAGGTTGGTGATGCCCAGCTATTCTCTACTGCAAAGGCTACTCTTAGCGTAGTGCTAGAACGATTGGGAGAAAACACAGAAGAGACAAAATCACTGGCTACCGTGGTTGGTGGATTCTTGGCAAAATCATTGCTGACAGTGGTTGATTTGGTGCTCAAGTCTGTGATTATGGTGAATCGATTCCGCTTAGGGTGGGAGACTACCAAGCAAGTAATCTATGCTGCCAGGATAGCTATCAAAGAAGTAGACCTAGCTATCTACGAAATGCTTGCCAACCTGCCAATGATTGGCGAGGGTTTTGCTCAGATGGCAGTAGACCAAGCAAAGTCTATTGCAAAGCTACAAGGAGAATTCGCGGCTACTGCGGACACCGTAGATGAGCTACGTGCTACCGAAGAAAAATTAGTGAAATTTGGCGCAGACATGGTGGAGGATATTACCACGGTGGCCGACGAATTCCAAAGAGCGGCA